GCCAGCGAGGCGCCGTCACCGGGGTGCTGGCGCAGCACGTGGTACTCAACCGGATTGCCGAAGCGGTCGAACACGATGCCGTCCACCGGCTGGCCCTGACGAGTCAATCCCAGCGGTGAGGCGACCTGGTCGGCCTCCACCAGGCGCAGGTCCAGTTGCACGGGCGATGGCACACCCGGGTTGCTGGTGAGAATGCCGAACGCTTCACCGGAGTCGGCGCGTGCCATGCGCATCGTCCGGAGCTTGGAGGCAAGCCCCACGGCGTCGGCCCATTCGGCAAATGCCAGTTCGATGGTGCGGTTCGCCGTGGGGTCGGGGGTCAGCATCTGCAGCCGCGGCCCCGTGCCGATCACATCGTTCGCCAAGGTGAGCACGATGCCGCGGGCATACGAGTTGTTCGCCACCTCGTACCGGGCCCGATTCCGCAGCACGCGCCGAACCTCGGGGCTGTTGGCGGCGTTGGGGGACAGGCCGTCGGCGTTGGCCCAGTGGCGGCGGTTGTCGCTGCTGGTCGCGGCCGCGTCGTAGCGGGCATTCAACGCCTGGCCGCCGCGCACGATCCGCAAGCGAGGAAGGACAGTCGACCGTACAGGTCGCTGCCCTCGGATCGGCGAAGCGAAATGGCGAAGCCAACGCAACATCAGGCGGTTCCCGGCGGAATGAGCTTCTTGAAGATGGCGCCCAGGCCCTTGCGCTTGGTGGCGCCCTTGCTGGCGAGATACCGGTCGGCGGCGATCTGGTCCTGCAGCGAGTGCTGTTCCATTTCTGCGCTGTCGCCCTTGGCCCTTTTGGGGCCAGCCGCGTTCTGGCGGATCTGTTCGTCAAGCTCAGCCATCCCGTTCAGATCCACACCTTGAACGCGTTCTTCAACCTGCGGCAGTCGAGCGAAATCGCCTGGAACCGTTCCTCGCGGCGAATCAGGGCGCGCACGGCACTGTCCGGCTTCCTGCCTTCGATGACCGCAAGCCAGGCCTCCTGCATCGCCTCTTCCCGCAGCCTTGGTGGACAGTGGCGAATGGCCACTGCTGTCAGTCCTTTGGGCCACGGCACGCGCGTGACCTGGAGGCCTATTGACTTAGGACATCTGGTCCGAGCGTTTTGGGGCTTGGCAGGCGTTGACGCCGCCGATTGTTCCACCGGTAGACATGTACTGGGCTGTTGATCAGGTGCAGAGTTGTGCATGCACCTGACTTATGCCGCGCCGAATCTCGCTGCCCGGAATCACTACATTTGTGAAGCGGGGGTTGGCCAATCGGCCACGGACGCTTCCCAGGTCGTCATTCGCTTGCCGCAATGCCGGCATTCGCGACGGCGGATGATGCGTCCCTGTGCTCCGCGGCGTGTGTAGATGACCAGGAAATGGCGACAGCCACAGGCCCGACATACCAGGCCATTGGACTTGTCATGATGCGATTGAGCTTGGCTCACGATCGCCTCCGCTGCAGTTCCGAGAGCCGAATCCGATGCCGCGGCACCGGCCGGGCATCCGTGCCAAACAACACCGCACCCTGCATCGACGCTGCCACCGCGCAGCCCACCAGGCAATCGAGCCAGTGGTTGTCGACGTTGGCCAGTCGGAGCTTCCACTCGTCCACCTGACGACCACGCCCTTCGGTTCTGACGCGATATTCGGCGGTGAGATGCTCGGCGAGCAAGCGGTGGTCGTGCCCCGCTGCCGGCGCGAAAATCGACAGGCAGCCCGGGTCACCGATCGGCACGGCCAGGCGCGCGTGCACGAAGGATTTCCAGTAGTTGGTGTCGATCAGTGCATAGCGCACCGTGCGCTTGCCCTGGACGCTGGGCACGCGCCAGTGCAAGCCGACGCGATCGCCGCGGCGCGGCTTGTAGTCGGAGAACGGCGTGCTGGCGGCACCGACGTAGCGCCCATGGCTTGGCATCAGCACCGCTGCGTGGGGTGACTGGCGACAGAACTGATACACCACGTCGGTGCTGTTGCCCCAGTTGGCGTCGATGAGGCAGCGATCGACAGCCATCTCGGCACCGTCATCACGCCGAAAGCGCCGCGTCAGCAGCGTGCCAAGCAGATGCTCCAGGCCGGCGTAGATGGCGCCTTCCTGGCCGGTGCCCTGGTGCAGCGTCAACAACGTCCGCTTGGCGTCGCGCAACGTGAAGTACGCCCGCTTCTGTTCGGGGTAGGCGCCATAGTCGATCACGTAGCCGGTGAAATCGTCCGCCCAGCCGCAGATCATCCAGAACAGCAGGGCGCCCTGAACGTCCACAAAGGCCGTCAAGCTGTTGACCGCAACCGGCACCTCTCCGCGTTTCATGCCGTTGGTCTTGGCGGCAATCGTGTCCGCAGAGAGCACTTCACCATCGACGGCATCGGGGAGAGGTTCGTTCTGGTACTCAGCCCAGAAGGCGGCCTCGCCGTGATCCAGCTTCAGGTTCATGGCGTGCTGGATGGCGCTGAGCTCATCAGGATTGTGTCGCTGCGGCCACGCGACCAGCGTGCCTTCGTCCATCTCCACTTGGTGCTGGCGGTAGAACTCGGTGGCTTCGATAACGCCGCGATCGTTGCGTTGACCCTCCGCCCGGATCTGGGCGTACTGCTGCCAAAGTCGCTCGTTCGTGGGGAAGGCGTACACCATCTTCGTCCGTTCGCCTTGCCATTCGGGGTGCTTTTCGCGGTCAAGAATGCGATCGGCCATGTCGTCGGGTCGCACGACGGTCAGCGTCATCAGCCCGGCGATCTTGCGCCCGGGTCCGGCGAGGCCGAGAATCGCGCCCGCGAGGATTTGCTCGCGCGTCACACATTGGGAGGGTGATCGCGCCGATTCATCCGTCTGCGGGTCGTCCAGCAGCACCAGCGACGGTCGCACCGTCACCCCGTCCGATCGCTTGTGCTTCATGCCGCGGATGCGACCCGTGATGCCAGCGACCTTGATGATGGCTCCGGCTGCCGCCGAGCCTTCGATGGTGGGCAGCACGATTTCCTTGGCCGTCCAGCCGACGTGGGTGCGGGCCCCGCGGAACAGTTGGCCGGCGGCACGCTGATGAATCCCCTCCAGAGCCCGGATGGGTCCAGCCACCTCGGAGAAGTCCTCTTCCAGCAGATCGTTGTTCTCGAACTCGCTCTTGATCGCGTCGAGCATGTCGGCCGCATGCTCCTCATCGGCACCGATCAGTGCGACGAATTCGCGGTGGCCGTAGAGCAGTGCCCACAGACAGGCGGTCTCGCAGAGCGTCGTCTTGCCGCTGCCACGAGGCATGGCCATCGCGAACAAGCCGCCTTCGAGCACGGCCGTCTCGATCTTGCGGATGACCTTCAGATGGTCCGGCGACCAGGCCAGATGAAAGGTCTGCGGAAAGTAGGTCTCACAGAACACCCGGAAACTCCGGCGGCAAGCGTCCTTCCGATGGGGGTTGACCGGCGGATGCACCCAACCTTCAGCCGCAATGTCGCGCGATGATTCGCTCATCGAGCGGCTGCGGGCGTTCATCGAATCCTTGTGCTTGGAGTAGGGGTCGACGTGGTCGGTGGGCTGAACATGGCGATCATGCCGTTCGTGAAGCAGCCATGCCGCGTACTTGAGCAGATCGATTCTCCTGCCATCGCCAAGGCGATAGCCCGCGCGGTTCTGGTGGCGATAGACGACATGCGGTTGCACCACCTCGCCCAGCGGGGTCGAGTTGAGCATCCGCACCGCTTCGGCCACACGAAGTTGTCGCGCGTCGATCTTCAATCGGCCTGCACCTCACGTACCAGCCACGCGGCGTAGTGCACCAAACTCATGCGCCCGCCGGGACCGACCGGCGCCCCGGCATCAACATCTGCCTGCACCTGCTCCGGCGTAACGCGTCGACCACCGGCGGCGGACAGCAACCGCGCCATGTCCTCTATGGATAGGGACGCCGGGTTGATGGCCAGGGCGCCGGTGCTCACAGGCGGCGAGGCGGAATTCTTGGGCGGGTTTTCAGGCATGTCTGGAAGCTCCAACAGGGGCGCGATTTACGGGTGCTGAAAAGTTCCCCACATGTCGCGGGATCGCCTTGATGTTGTTGGTCCGTTCCGGCTCAATGTGCATGTAACGCAGGCATCAACAAGGAGATACGAGATGGCGACGACCCACAACAACGCAGGCGGAAGCCAGAACCTCAAGCCCGGCACCTTGGTGGTTTCGAAGATCGACGGCGAGCCGGGTCGGGTGGTGGAGGTTTCCACCTTCCGCCGCAACGGCACCGCCGCCTGGAGCTACCTGGTCCAGACCGCCAGCGGCCAGGAGGTCTGGCACGCCGGCGACCTCTTCGTACCCGCCGCCGAGCCCGGCCAGGCCTGAACCCCACGCCCCCCCTTCCAGGAGCACGCCATGAGCAGCCAGAAGCCCACCGCCAAGACCACCGGCGAAACCCTCGCCGAGATCGCCAGGAAGCACCTGTTCATCGAAACGCTTGAGACGCGGAGGGCCGACCGGCTCGACTTCCACGAGGTGTCGGTGTGGGGTGTCTGCGACGCCTTGACCGCCGCCTTCGACGCCGGCCAGGAGCATGCCCAGCGCCGAGCTGCCAAGCGCGGCGCCGCCATGGACGAGGTCCTCGCCGCCGCCCAGGCCCTGCTCGACGTCCACGACAACCAGATGGTCACCGTCGCCGAGTGGCGACGCCTGCGCCGCGCCATCAAGGCCGCACGCTGAACACCAGGCACCACCTGCAAGGAGATCGCCATGAGTCGCTTCCCGAAGAATGCCAACGAGAGCCAGCGGGCGCGAGAAATCTTTGAGCATGTCGCATATCTGCAGCGGGTGCATGGATGGACGCTCGATGAGGCCATCGCCGCCATGCGCTACTACAACGGCGACCTCACGATGGAACAGTTGCGCTACACCGTTCCCACCAAGGCCGACGAAATCATCGACCTTCGCTGAAGCACACAACCACAGAAGGACCACACCATGCACATCAAGCGCATCGAGATTGAAGGCCAGGCCGGCACGCTCACCATCGAACGCGACCGCCGCGACGTCAAACGCAGCAGCGTCATCCGCATCGACTCGATCATCCGCAACCCCGCCTCCGGACGCGGCGACCAGACCTGGAAAACCTGGGAGATCGACCCCCGGATTGACGACGCCACGATCATCGACCTCGCGGAAACCCTCCACCAACGCACCGAAGGCTTTCGTGGCACCAACAGCGACATTCATGCCTACGCCCAAGAGCTGTACCGCTTCACCGAGTGAAACCCAAGAGGCCTGGCCAGCCTGAATACGGCCGCAGGAGATGGCATCATGAAGAAGAACGAGATCACCATCGGTGGGACCTACCTGGCCAAAGTCAGCGACAAGGTCGTCCCGGTCCGCATCGACGCCGAAAGCCGCCACGGCGGATGGGACGCCACCAACATGGCGACGAACAAGCGGGTAAGGATCAAGTCGGCCCAGCGACTTCGGGGCGAGGTGAACGCCAGCGGCAAGAAGCAAGCCGACAAACCCGAGCCCACCAAGCCTGAGGCCGGCACCGCGATGGTGGAGAAGAAGGCCCGTAAGCCGCGCGACCCGGCCAAGCCCAGGAAAGTCAGCCTGCTCGACGCCGCCGCACAGGTGCTGGCCGAGTCCGCCGAGCCGATGAACGCCAAGCAGATGGTCGAGGCCGTCAGCGCCAAGGGCCTGTGGTCCAGCCCGAAAGGCAAGACACCGCACGCGACCCTGTATGCGGCGATCATCCGCGAGACTAGCACCAAGGGGGCGGAGGCTCGGTTCCGCAAGGTCGAACGCGGCCACTTCGCTTTCGCAGGAAAGTAAGGAGTCGCCAGACAGAACGCCGCTGCCGCGCGGCACGCCCCAGTCATGAATGTGGCTGGGGTTCTTTCGTGGCAATAGGCCTGCGGCCACATCCAATCTTGGACAGCCACGCCGCCGACGTATACACTTTGTTGTGACGCTCAAGGAGGTGCCGCCATGATCAAAAAGCTCATCCGGCACGGCAACAGTCTCGCTTTGGTAATCGACAAGCCTGTTCTCGATCTGCTCCAGATCAATGAAGACACTCCCCTGGAAATCACCAGCGACGGTGACCGCATCTTGATTTCGCCAGTGCGGAGCAAGGACGGTCAGCGCAGGCTTCGCCAGTCGCTTGAGAAGATCAATGAAGCGTTCGGCGAAGACCTGAAACGGCTCGCCGCATCGGAGGAGTAGCATATCGCCCATCGCTTCGACGCGGCCAAAGCGATGGTCCATAACCGTTTCGGCAAAGCCATGAGGCGATTGTCCGAGTAGAACGTGCGCGACCGCTGACGTGGCTTGGCAAGGTGAGTTGCTGTGGTTGCGATTGAATTCATCAAGGCGCATCGAGACGAGATCCTTTGCATCGCAGCCAAGCGCGGCGCACGAAACGTGAGGCTGTTCGGTTCCGTCGCGCTTGGGCAGGCAACCGCGGATAGCGATGTGGATTTTCTCATTCATCTGGATGAGGACCGCTCGCTCTTGGACCATGTTGCACTCAAGCTTGACCTGGAAGAACTGCTGGGATGCTCGGTGGACGTGGTGATTGAACGCGGGTTGCCTCATACACTCCGCGAGCGCGTTCTGGGCGAGGCCATTCCACTGTGAAGGACCACCAGGCCGCCACGTCACCGACAGCGTCGAGCTGATCCGCGAGAATCGGGGAGAAGGTCACGATGATGCGGGAGCCGATTCGGTGTGGGGCGCGGCCGTCGAAATGCGATCTGCCTTTCGACCCGTGAACTTCTCCCACCGCTGCACGATCACATCGCAGTACAGCGAATCGAGCTCCATCAGGTACGCGTGCCGCCCCGTCTGCTCGGCGCCGATGAGCGTGGACCCACTGCCGCCAAACAGGTCCAGCACGTTGTCACCGGCCAGTGACGAGTACTGCATCGCCCGCAGCGCCAACTCAACTGGTTTCTCGGTGAGATGGACCATCGACTGCGGGTTCACCTTCTTGATATGCCACAGGTCGGTGGCGTTGTTTGGGCCGAAAAACCGGTGCGCGGCGCCTTCACGCCAGCCGTAAAATGCAATTTCGTAGGCGCCCATCATGTCCTTCCGCGTGAGCACGGGATGTTGCTTGTCCCACACCACTCCCTGGCTGAAATACAACCCATTCTTCTTGAGAAACGGCGGGTAATTCCCGAGGTTGGCGTACCCGCCCCAGATGTAGAAACCATGACCAGGCATCAGCACGCGGGCCATGTTGCCGAACCAGGCGTCGAGCATCTGATCGAACGCCTCGTCGCTGACAAAGTCGTTGGCCAGCGGTCGGTCCTTGGGGCGCAGCTTCTTGCCGACCTTGTCGGGGTTGAACGCGCCACGCGCCGCGTCGAATGACTGGTGGTGGTTCTGCGGCTTGGTGTTGGTCGCCTGGAACGACGACAGGCCCGCGGCGATCGCGTTGTTGCTGCGAGGTTCGACTTTCACGTTGTACGGCGGATCAGTATTGACCAAATGGATCGGAGCGCCATCCAAGAGCCGGTCGACATCCTCAGCCTTGCTGCTGTCACCGCACATGAGGCGGTGGTTGCCCAGCACCCAAATGTCGCCAAGGCGTGTGGTCGCTTCGTCCGGCGGCGCGGGAATGTCATCGGGATCAGTGAGGCCGTCCGTCACGTCACCCGACATCAGCTCCTTGAGCTTCTCCGGGTCGAAGCCCAGCAGGTTCAGGTCGAACTGCATTTCCTGCAGGGCGGACAACTCGATGGGCAGCAGTTCGTAGTTCCACTCCGCAATGGTGGCCGTCTGGTTGTCGGCGATGCGGTAGGCCTTGACTTGCGCTGGGGTCAGGTCGGTGGCCATGTGCACGGGCACCTGCTTGAGTTCCAGCTTCTGCGCGGCCTTGAATCGAGTGTGCCCGACGATGATTACTCCGTCGGGGTCCACGACGATGGGCTGGCGGAACCCGAACTCGCGCAGCGACGCCACCACCGCATCCACGGCTTCGTCATTCTGGCGCGGGTTACCCGGGTACGGCTTGACGCTTTCGATGGGTCGGATGTCGATCATCATGGTCGCGATTCCTTTTTTTCCGCGAAAGAAAGTCTGTCTAGTAACGGTGGCGTTCCCACGGCCATCTCCTGCCGATTTGGCCAGGGGGGAACCATTGGCGGCTGGGCTGGGAGTTCCCCACTGCCAGGCTGGCGGCTTGTGGGGAACTCGCCACTCGCGCCACGTTGGCCCACGGGCCGCGTGGCGTAGCGATGGCTTGGGTTGGCCAGGTCGTGGCGCAGGCCGCGACGTGGGCGGACGGGGGCGTACCCGTGGCCAACGTGCGACCTACCTGCGTGGCGTCGAGGCGGGATGGTGTGGGCGTACGAATGGCGCAGGCGTGGGCAATTGCGTCGTGCCCTGCGTATCCTCGGATGCTGGTGATTGCAGGATCGCAGGGTATTGACCCGCGCCCGTCGCGTACCGCCGCCACCTGCCCTACAAACCCTCGCACCCTCATGCTGAGGGTTGCTCAGATGCTCGGCGTGGCGCCCCGCAGGAAGGCGTCGGAATGTATCTGGTGCATCTGGTGTATGTGTTTTGGACACGCCCGCCAAACGCCATACATTCCTTACACACCATTTCTTTGATCCCCCATCTCGCGCGAGGGGGGTGAAAAAACATACATCAGATACACCAGATACACAGATCAAGCGGCACCTCCTGCGTCGGAGAGCCGCCAGACCATGCCCTTGCCGTCGCGGGTGGCGCTGGTGTCGATGAACTTGCCGCCGATGACGCGGCGCCGGAAGTGCCGCAGTTTGTTGCCGACCTGTCGCGCCGTCGGCGACTTGCCGGGCGGGCAGCCCACCAGGTTTTCCAGGGCCGCCCGCATGGCGACGCTGTCCTCGTCGCTGGGCCGATACTCGGTGCGGTAGAGGCGCTCGAGCATGTCGGAGATGACCACGCCGTGCCCGAAGCGGTCGAACATCTGCCAGGCCGCGATGAGCTGGCCGAGGGTATCGGCGGTGATGTCCGAGGATTCGGCCAGGCGTGTGCGGGTCAAGCATGGATCGGGCATGCCCACCCACACGACCGCGTTCCGAACGATGCCCGACCATCCTTCGAAACTGCCGAAGGGTGTGAGGTTTTGCGAGGGTCGGCCGGCCCGGCAGAAGCCGGCCAGGATGGTCAAGGCGTCTGCCAGCAACCGCCCGCGGTGCTGACGTACCCACGCGATCAGATCCGGGTGGCGGAAATCCGTGCGATCTTCAGGATGCTCGTCGAGCACGTCGAGGCGCACGTGGATGATGCGGCGGGCGGTGTCGGCGGCCACCGAGACGTTGTTGCCCGTGCCGTACCAGGCGGGAATGAGGGGCAGGTCGACCATCTCGCTTTTGCCCAGGATGCGATCCTTCCAGCGCGTGCTGGTCAGAGCCCGGTCCAGGGCGTCGTTGCCGAAGCAGCCCTCGAGGTTGTCGAGCAAGACCATGCGATCGCCGGCGATGGCGATGGAGGTGATCTTCTTGCGCATTTCCTCGGAATCATGGGCATAGCTGGAGACGGGCATTTCGCGGCCGAGCACGATCCAGCCGATGGTCTGGGCCAGCAGGCCCTTGCCGGCGCCGCGGACGTTGGCGTCGATCAGGAACAAGGGTGTCGGGCCGCCGAAGGCGAACCTGGCCAAGGGTGTGAGCAAGGCCGCCAGCCAGGCCGCACGGTGATCGTCGGATTCGAACTGAAAATCCCCGACCATTTCAAGCAACGCGGCAAGGGCCTGCCGAGCATGATCGAGGGTTGGCCCTTGTGACCCGCCAGTAATCGGGGGGAACTGGCAGTTGGGGCTCGGCTCGTACAGCACGCCGGTCACGTCGTCGTAGCCGGGGCATTGCCACACGGATCCGTCTTCACGCAGGACCGGTGCGTCGGAGACACCCGTGAGCCGGCGGATGCCGGGCCATTGGCCGCGGGCGTCGACGGCACCGACCAACCAGGTCGTGGGGTGGGCGGGCACCTCCATGAGCAACCCGTTGTGCCGGATGTGCTTGGTGAAGGTGGCGCAGCGCGTGAGTCGCTCGCGCAGATTGGCCTGGGGCAGCGTACTGATTGTCGCCGAGCCCAGGCAGCGGAGGATTCCGTCGTGAGGGTCGGCGTCCCTGAGCACCCTCACGAGCATGCCGCCGCGCTGGTAAATGTCGCCATCGGCCGTCAACGCGGCGATGGACTCGGTGACGACCCGATGCTCGTCGGTGTCGATGAGGATGTTGGGTTTGCTCGGTGGCCCCTGGGCGCCTGCTGAGTATGCCGCAGGGTTGCTCGAAGCCGCGCGCTGGTGATCGGGGTCATAGATCGTCGCAGCCCGGGCCAGGCTGAGCATTTCGCCCTTGAGTTCCTCGGCGCTGCGGCTGTCGCGCATCTCCAGCCAATCGGATGCGTCTTTGACATCCGGTGGACCGGGCATCTCCAAGATGCGGATGTCGCGAGCCCGACCGTGAAGGCGCATGGCCACGTCGTGGGCATGGTTCCGGCCCGAGGCATCCTTGTCGGCGACGATGACGACAACACGACCGTGCAGGTGCGAATCGTCGGAAAGCTTGCTCCATTTGCCGGCACCTTGCGGGCAGGTCGTGGCCACCAGCCCGAGGGCAGCCAGATTGTCGGCGTCCTTCTCGCCTTCCACGATGAACACCGGTTCGTCCGGCGCCGCGGCGATCAACTCAGGCAGGCGGTAGAGCACGCGGGGCGTGTTGCCCAGTCTCCAGACCCAGCCGCCGCCAGTTCCGGGGGCCGGCCGGCGCTGCTTGAAATCCTTGGGCTCGAAGCGAACCGACTGGAACAGCAGCGTGCCGTGCTCATCCCGGTAGTCGTAGGTGGCGACGACACGGGCGTGCGATTGCGGGCCACCCCATTGCTGGGGCGGGAACAGATCGCCCAGGCGCAGGCCTAAGGCCTGGCAGATGGCCATAGGAGCGCAGCCCGCGTGGCAGTGCAAAAGCACACGTCCGTCGTCACCCTGGGCGATGCTGAGGCTGGCGTGTTGATCGTCATGGCTCGGGCAGCGCGCAGACCACCGCCCCGTGCCCGCGGGTCGGACGCTGCTCAGGCGCGTGAGCACGTTGCGGACCGGGTCGATGGCGGGGATGGCCTGCGTGCTGGGTGCGGCCAATGGAAGTCCCTTCGGAACAAACACGCCGCCTCAGAATGGGATGATCTGCTTGGGCGCTTCGGCGATGAACGCGGCCCATTCGTGCGGAGCCAGGCCGTCCGCGTCACGGCCGGGAAACATCTCGCCCAAGATGCGGAACCACTCGCTTTCGATCAGGGTGGGGTCGACGTCGGGCTTGTCGAAGTAAGCTTTGAACGCCGCCCAGGCGGTGTCGGCGTCAACTGCCGGCGAACCGCTGCTTGCTCCGTTGGCCGTCGCTGCGGTCGTCGTCGCCTGTTGTGGATTGGGCTGCGAAGCCTGTCGTGCGGTGGCGCGAGCGGTGGCATTGGGCGGCGAAGGTTTGCCGGCGGGCGTCGGCGTGCGAACAGGCGTGCCAGTTCCGGGGGCGGCGTTGGCGCGGAGCTTGGCGCCCAGGCGGTTGGCCAGCGACCGGCGGGTGCTGTCATCGGCACGCGGCACGTTGCCGGGACCGCCGGTGGAATTCTCCGCGTCGACGTACTGAACCTTCAGCCGCGTTTTGCCCTGGTACTGCTCGAACGCCAGTTTCACCTGCACGATCAGGCCGCTGCCCACGAAGTCGGTGTCCTGCAGCCAGAGCGGATCGCGGCCGTCCCAGCCAAAGGCGCTCTTGAGCGAGTCGATGACGCTGGTGTTGATCGAACCGTCGCGTTTCTCCAAGTAGAAGTAGCCGGTGATGTCCAGGTCTTCATCCACCGGGCGCCATTGCCCGTTGCCCAGTTCCTGGATGAGCTGGAAGCGGCAGATGAACGTGGCCAGGTGGTTGGGACCGGTCTCACTGACACCGTGTTCCAGAATGGCGGCCTTGAAGCGGCCTTCGCAGTTAGGAAGCATGCTCGTCTCCCAGGAGGTGGTTCCAGAGGGTGGTGTCGAACTTGCCGAGCGTCAGGGTGTCGCAGAGCGTGCGGCTCTTGGCCATGCAGTGCGGCAGCTCGGTGGGATAGATGGTGCGGGTGCCGGAGCCTTTGCCCTTGCCGTTCTGGACGTCCAGGTCGTAGCCCACGAACAGCATGTGATCGGCCCACTCGCGGACGCGCAGCCGGATGGACGCCTTGCCGGAGGAGGGCGACTGCAGGCGCGGCTCGTAGCGCAGCCAGTCCTCGCCGCCGGGGTTCGGCACGGTGTTGGTGCAATCGTGGCAGATGAGGATGACGTGCCGGCCCGCACGGGTG